CCTCGAACGAAACCGAGTTAGCAGCTGATCACGATCGCTGGGGATGGGTGGAAGAAGAGCCACAAGCGAAGGACTCATAAGCCCTTGGTTGTGGGTTCAAGTCCCACCCTCGCCACCTGGGGACTAAATATCCCCTAAAAAATGCTATTCGGTTGTTAAGGTTCTGGCTGTAAACTGTGTAACCTTGACGCTGGATGGCACGTTGCACAGATCCGGGGCCGTTGGCGCGGTCCCGGATGTGATTAAAAAGACCTGGTCAATACAGCGATTAAAACAATGATAAGAGCAAAAGCCAGGATAAGGATATCTCTGGCTCGAAGGGGTTGGGGTCCGCGTTGTAGGGTCTCGGTGGTATGGCGGCGGATCTGCCGCTTTAAATCACTGCGGCTGAACATGGCCGGCCTGCTGCTGTTGGTAGGTGACCAGGTCGGCGCGTGGGATGCGCCAGGTGCTGTGCGGGGATTGCGGGTCTATCTTGGCAGCGTGGGGGAATCGGCCGCGTGAGATGAGATTTCGAATGGTGCGGTCACTGACCTGCAGCTCTTTAGCGGCCTGCTCAACGGTGAAAAATTCAATCAAGGGAACCTCGCTCGAAACTGACGAAACTAAGGAAAGGTAGGAATACTTTAGCACGATGTGGGGCGGGTTGTCAAGTGGCTGATGGTGACAATCGGGGCAGCTGCAGGGCGGATCCGCCGGCGGATCGTGTCACCACACTTTGTGGCGGAGCTTACGGTTTTGACCTGATGGTTTTCGCGGTTTTTACGGTTTTGACCTGACGCATTTAAGGTTTTGAACGAAGCCAGAACAAAACCTCAGACGAGAAAAACCTAAACACAACGGGACCATTATCAGGGTTTCCAAATTTTTTTTTAACCTTACAAGTTGTATCACTGGTGGTTGGTGTCAGAATGCGCTGGCCACGTGCGAACGTTGGCACCATGGGCCGGCTTTGGTGACAAGGACCTCTCCGAGCTGGTCCGGATCGGGGTCGTGGTTGCCACCAGGTGGCACCAAAAATAAAAAGACCTGGCTGGGGACCAGGTCTTTTGTTGGATGGGTTGCGCTTTGATTATTTGCGCTTTGGGTTGGTCGAGTCGACCATGTCGCGGAGTTGCCAGGTCGCGCGGTTGAGCTGGCTGGTGTAGGCATCGAGTCGGGCTTTGAGCTGGTCGTGTTGGTGCTGCCGTTCGATCATCTCCAGGGCTGCCGCGATCCGTTCTGGGTCGTTGCCGATGTACTCGCGCTTGCGCTGGCCATCGATCATGGGAGAGACCAGGTAGAGGTATTTACCTGCTCGATAGGTCGGGGCTGCCGTGGTCATGCCTGCGGCTGCGAGGGTATCGAGCTGGGCCTGCAGGCTGGCGATGTGGTCGGCGGCCTGATACAGGTTATTGACTAGCTGGGTTGCCATTGCCTGGAGCTTTAGAATTTCGTTGGTGGTCATGGGTACGGTCCTTTTCAATCTTGGAAGTGTTTGGGGAAACGATGGCGGTATTCCTGCATCATTTCTGATGGTAGATCAGTCAAGCGGCCTTCGGCGGATAATTCTTCTTTGGCGGCGTCGATCAAGTTATCGACCAGGTACTCCAGTTCGGCCTGATTATCCTGGTCGACCTTGAGACCGGCAGTCCGCATGATCAGAGTCATGTAGTGTGTCATGAGTCTTTTGGCTTGTGCGCGGTGGTCCATGGGTACGGTCCTTTCTGTTTGGAGTCTGGTTGGTGACAGCCGGCGCCGGCGATCGGCGCCAGGCTGTCACCATTGGGAATTAGATTTCTTCCTCTTCCTCGACCATGGCGGGCGGGGGAGTCGTTTCTCCGTTGGGCGCGCGGCGTGCACGGATCGCGATTCTCGGTTTTCCTGCAACCGTCATCGGTTCGGGATATAGTTGAATCTTCTGACCAGGCCAGGTATCGGTGTCATCCGAACCCAGGATGGCGGCTATCTGCATCCATAAGGGGCGGCTGAGAATGACGGCTTTGGTCGCGCGGGCAAAATGGACGGCCGGCTTTGTTACGGCGGGCTGTCCTGGGGCTGGGTGCATTGACTCCATGGTCACTGCTGAGATCGTGAGGGTGGCGGGTTTGTTACCCAGGTCCTCACCGGTCGCGTACTTGCGGGGGTAGATCTCTTCGAGTTTCATTGTGCGGTCCTTTCGGGTTCTGGTTGGTGTCGTGTGGAGCTCCAGCTGGAGCTCCACTTGTCACCATGAGGATTATTGCAGTTTGACGGTGAGTTTCCAAGCCTGGTATTTGTCATCTAGGTAAGCGACCTGTTCCCAGCCATCGCAGGTCAAGTAAAAGATATTCAAACCAGGCGCGCTGTGGGGCTCGACCAGATATAGGCGGATGATACCGCCGACATTCTTGAGGTAGGCGCTGCCGCCAGTGTGCGGACCACCCACCAGCCAGACCGACTCGCCAACGAACCATTGGTCTTTCTTGGTTGCCTTCGCCAGGTCTAATAGGGTTGGCTTTGGCTGCTCGACCGGGGCGGGTTTGCTCGCACCGAAGCCGGTTAGATAACCCACGGCAAGGCGATGCTTGCAGACTACACCAGCCGCGGCATGCTTGCCACTATCTGGGCAGGTGCAGGTATGGGCCAGGGTATTGACCATGTACCGTCCTAGGGGGTTGGACTCTGAGTGCACCAGGTAGCAGTGAGGCAGTTCGTCCGTCTCGATCATGCTAACTGTGGTCGAGATCTGGACCGCGCGTTCGGCACGGCCATTGCTGGCGGCTGCAGCTTTCGGGTAGGTGGATTTGAATTGCGCCAGGCGTGCGGTGGCTTCTTCTTGGGTTAGCGGGTTAAGAAACATTGGTTTCTCCTTTCTGCGGGTTAGCCTGGCGGAGATCGGGCGGACCATCCGCCAGGCTGGGGGGTGGATAGGTTAGGCGGTGGCTTCCTCGGCGGCTTTGGCTGCGGCTTTGGCTGCGCGTTCCTCTGCCCATTCGCGGGAACGTACTTGATATGACAAGCGATTCGATTCCGCTTCTTCGGTGGCTTCCGCTAATGTAGTCAGATTGCCATAGTAGCGGAGATCGTGCGCCAACGATTCAATCTGTTCAAAGATTTCGTGATTGATTGGCAAAGATAGTTTTTTTCCATTTACCACCAGTGTTAGCTGGGTAGTGACTTCCTTGGTGGTGGTGTAATCCGGGAAAATAAATTCCTTGTCTATTTTTTCCACTGCGATGGCCAGGGCGTCATTATTCTCGGCTACAAAGGTAGTTGTGGTGGTGCTTTGCTGTTTCATGTGATTCTCCTTTTCTGATTTCTAAATCCTGGCGGGGCCAGGTTAATCAAACGAGTTTAGATTGTGCGTTTACCCAGGACCAGCACGGCTTGCTGGCAAACTGCACGAATTGCCATTCACCAGCGCAACCGACCAGGGCCAGGGGGCGGACCGGGCAAAAAGCGAAAACCGGGAGATCGGCGGCGACGGCAAGGGCGGCGACACGCAAGGAACCTGGGGAACCTGCGCCAGACAGAAAAAACACGGCGGCGGAGCAACCGACCAGGGCGGCGGCGGAGCGACGGACCAGGCGCGCGCGCAAGGGCACGGACACGGGACCACCAGACAACCAGGACACGGCGGCACCAGACCGGGCGGCTGCGGCGACCAGGGCGACGGCGGAACCGGACCAGGCGCCCAAACCACCAGGACCAAAGGAAGCAAAGATTGATAATCGGCCAGCCTGCCCGGAACCGACCACTGAACCGATGACCAGCGCATCCGCACCAATGGCGCAACCGGTGGATATCGAGGCACCAGACCGGAGCACGGCTGCGACCACATTGGAGACTAGAGATCGGGCTGAGTAGGAACGGGAGCCGCCGAAAAAGATTGTTGTCATTTGATTTACCTCTGTGTTGGTTTCTTGTGCGGGCCAAAAACTGCAACCGGCATCTTCTCTTGTGCGCCATCGATAAGGGGAAAATGCGGACCCGTAGGGGCGTAAGGAAGAAAACGACTTTCCTGGTCGTTTTCTGACTGAAGCAGGGAGGAGCGGCACTTGTATTTACGCGACGACCTTCCCATTTTCCCCTGATGGCGCACGGCCCGCACACCGACTGCCGACCACCAGTGGGGGGGACCCGATCCGAGCGTTTTTGTACTTTGCGAGGATTGGGCCCACTGGGGGAGGCCCTTCGATGTTGCTTTAAGAACTTGGGGACTTGGGGGTGTGACCCCCAGCCGCCTTCAGGCGGATCTGGATAGAATTTGAACTACGGAGGGCACAGGGGCAGGATGCACCAGTCCTCGGCCGAAGGCCGGATGTTCTTAAAGCTGGCGAACAAATACGCCGGACCGCTGAACGAGGGTTTTTACGCTCTTGACCTGGTCGTCCCATGCAGTCAGAGCAACCAGCGCGAGCGGCACCGCGCGGAACCCACCCACAGCCCGGACCAACCTGTACCGCGATCCCCTCCACCCAAACAGAAAACGAATGGAAACGAATGGGCACAACTTAGCTAATATGTGCTATACTGAGCGCGAACCTCCGCACGATCGGGGGTGAAAGGAGATCGCCGCCATGTTTACTGTCCGTGAAGTCAAGTATGTCCCCTGGGGGGGCAACCCTGCCGACCTGGTCACGCTGGCCGAGGCTGCCAAGATCACCGGGTTGACGTTGCCCGGGTTGATTCGGGCCGTGGAGCGCGGTGTGCTGACTGAGGTTATCAACGCTGAGGCCAAGGTGCAGGGCCGGCGTATGTTGGTGCGTGCCGAGGTCGAAGCCTTCCAAGTCCGCCACTAAGCACACAACCCCCGCACGATGGGGGCATTCGAATAGCAGAAACCAATCTAGCCGGCAGATCGCCGGCTTTTTCTGTGCTTTTAACTTTAAATCTTCCTACAGGCGGAGGGTTTGGCCCGCAAGGTCGGACCGGCGGTGAACTTTCCGCCGGGCCGGGCGTAGCGGGCTCGCCGGGGAGAAAAGCGCATGCCTACGCGAATCAAATCCCAGCGACCGGGTCAGGCGCGAGGTTCGGCGCTGGCGTGCTCTGTGAACTTGAACTTTCCTGGCGGGGCGTTGACCGCCGCGGTTTTTGGGGACGGTGAACGACCCGCCATCTGTGAACTTGAACTTGACCTTTCTTGCGGGCCTCGGCAGGTTCTTTTTGCCGTGGACCGCATCTGTGCTTGTTTTAAGAGTTTTAAGAACGATAAGAACGATAAAAACATTAAGAACGATAAAAACGTAGAAGTTATTTTCTATTCGTTTCTGAAAAACGATTGACAAATAGAACGAATGGACTATGATAATTGTATAAACATTAAAGGTTGTACATGACAACTTCACCACGAAAAAAAGGGGCTCAGCCTGGCAATAAGAACGCACTCAAACACGGATTTTATGCATCGACTTTTACCAGCTCAGAAAATGAAGATCTGGAAGCGGTCATCGCTCAAAACCTGGATGATGAAATTACCATGTTACGGGTAGCACTGCGGCGGACATTTGAAGTTGTGGCAAGCTCGGCGGATGCTGACGCGGCTTGTTTTGCATTGTCGGCGTTGGGCCAGGCTTCGATCCGCCTGGCTGGGTTGCTCAAGACTCAACGGTTGCTGCAGGGGAGTGGATCGGTGGATGTAGCAGCAGCATTAAACCAGGCCTTGGGAGAAGTGGTCAAGGAGTTTGGCTGTGCAAAATAATGGAATGTTTGGGACGGTGGCTTGTCCGATGGTTGAAGCCTGGAATCTCAACAGGATAAACATAAAGCGCGAGATCCGGGTATTAAGGCAGAACTTGAAAATTTGTGGTGCCTGTGAAAATGCTCACGGTGCCTGTCAGAAAATGGATTGCGTTCGAGCTGAAATCAATATCGCAATGAGCGAAGTGTTGGCGGAATTGGGATTACAAAAATAAATCCCTTTAGGGCGGAGCTTGCGATCTTGACCTGGACACGGTGACAAAATGGAAGATGAGCAAATCCAATTAATCACAGAACAGCTCGGCCGGCTCTCGGATAAGATCAGTGCGCGGTTGGCTGCCGTAGAAATTGAATTAGATCATTACGGGGAAAAGTTGTCGGACACCAGAAAAACGGTCGACGATCACGAAAACAGGTTAAGAAGTGTGACGGACCAGGGAACACGTAACACAGTAATTTTAGGTCTATTTTCAGGTGGATCATTGATGACATCCATTGCAGCCTTTATAAAGGCATTCGTGAGTGGTCCTTGATGACTCCCTCTCTTGTCAGTGTGCTGCGCGTGTGTTTGCGCGACCCTATGCTGTTCGTGGAACATGCGAGTGGATTACGGTTGCGAAGTTATCAGCGCGGCGTGGCCGAAGCGATATGTCAAAGCGTCATTCACCAGGAGGGAATGACGTTCGTGGTCATCTTTCCCCGGCAAAGTGGCAAGAACGAGCTGCAGGCGCAAATCGAAGCCTATTTGATGGTGTTGTACTCCCAGCTCGGGGCGGAGATCGTCAAGGTCAGTCCGACCTACAAACCTCAGTCTTTAAATGCCATGCGCCGGCTAGAACGAGTGCTGACCAAAAACCTGATCACGAATTCAATCGGCTGGGAGAAGGAAGAGGGCTATATCTTCCGGGTGGGTCTGTCGCGGATCTATTTTTTCAGCGGGGCACCAGGCGCCAACATTGTTGGCGCGACCGCGTCAACGCTGCTGGAAGTGGACGAGGCGCAAGATGTTGACATCGTCAAGTATGACAAGGATGTTAATCCGATGGCTGCCTCAACGAATGCCACTAAGGTATTCTGGGGTACAGCCTGGACGAGTCAGACTCTCCTGGCTCGCGAGTTCCGGGCGGCGTTGGCGGCGGAGCGCAGCGACGGCCGCCGGCGCGTATGGCGTCTCACGGCGGACGAAGTGGGCAAAGAAGTGTCGGCCTATAAAAGTTTTGTTTCTGACCAGGTGGCAAAGCTGGGAAGGAATCACCCCTTGGTAAAGACTCAGTATTTCTCAGAAGACATCGATGCCGAAGGCGGCATGTTCCCGCCGGCCCGGCGGGCCTTGATGCAGGGAGATCACCTGGCGCGGGTGATGCCACAGGAAGGACACATTTATGCTCTTTTATTGGATGTGGCCGGAGAGGATGAGGACATTCAGAGTGTCGACGACGCTGCAGCTTCTTCGAATACCCGGCGTGATGCAACCGCGTTAACCGTGGTGGACGTGGACCTTTCAACCCTCTCCGACCCTGTCATCAAGGCACCGCGTTACCAGGTGGTCAATCGCCGGCTGTGGGTTGGGGTGAAACAATCCGCGTTGTATGGGGCCATTCGGGGGATGGTGGATCACTGGCGGGCGACCTGGGTGGTGGTGGATGCGACCGGGGTGGGGGCGGGGCTCAGCTCGTTCCTGGATAAGGCTTACCCGGGGCGGGTGCTGCCGTTCGTGTTTACGAGCGTGAGTAAAAGTCAGTTGGGCTGGGACTTCCTGGGTGTGGTGGAAAGCGGGCGGTATAAGGAACATGCCGATAATCTGGATCCGATGCAGATTCTTTTCTGGCGTCAATTAGAGTATGTCCAGATGGAAGCCAGGCCAGGCCCAAACAAGTTAATCTTTTGGGGGACGCCTGCAGGCGCGAAAGTGGGGGGGGACTTCATACATGATGACCTGGTGCTTTCCAGCGCTTTGTGCGCGGTCCTGGACCTGCAAGAATGGCAGATTACGGGCACCTCTCTGGTGGTGAAGAGGGTGGATCCGTTGAAGGAGATGAGTCGTGGGTACTGACGAGAAAAGAGGGTCGACGCCGTCGACCCCTACGGGTTTTCTGGATCGGATCGCAGGCCGGCTATTCAAGGGGTCGATTGAACGCGCGGTGGCTCCACTACTGGAGCGCGAAGCGCGCGCGCAAATGGGTTCGACCTGGGTCGAGAATGACCTGACTTTTACCCAGGCCTCCAGGGGTTGGAACCTGACCCTGCGAGACCGGTATGACGCGGACCGGAGCGAAATATTGCAGGAATCGCTGGACGCCTGGCGGCTGAATCCAATCGCGCGGCGGATCGTGGGCCTTACGACTCAATATGTGGTGGGTGGGGGTATCTCGGTTGGCTGTAAGCACGACGAAACCCATAAGTTTATTCAAAACTTCTGGAACGACCGGCTGAATCGGATGGCGGTACGGTGTTATGAGCTGTGCGACGAGCTGACCCGGACCGGGAATCTGTTTGTGTTGATCAGCACTGGACCGGATGGGATGAGTTATCTAAGGCCGGTGCCGGCGGCGGATATCGACAAAATAGACGCCAGGTCAAACGACATCGAGCAACCGGTCCGGTTCTGGCCGAAGGCCAGCGGCGATAACCTCGACCCCCCAGCTTACCCGGCATACGACGAGGAAAACGACCAGGTGAACGACGACGGTTCTTACAGTCCGGTGATGATGCACTACACGATCAATCGACCGGTGGGCGGTCAATGGGGTGAAAGTGACCTGGCGCCGTGTCTAAAGTGGCTGAGCCGATATTCCGCCTGGCTGGAAGATCGAGCGCGGCTGAACCGGTTCAGGAATGCTTTTCTATTTGTGCTGCACGGCAAGTTCGCCAGCGAAGCGGAACGAGCTGCCCGGCAAGCGGTCATTGCAGCCAACCCGCCGGAGCCTGGAAGCATACTGGTGGCGGATGAATCGGAGACCTGGGAAGTCTTAAGTCCGAAGCTAGAAAGCGCGGACGCTGCGACCGATGGCCTGGCGCTTAAGAAGATGATCGCCTCCGGATCCGGCATTCCGCTGCACTTCCTGGCGGAGCCAGAAAGCGCGACCCGGACCACGGCGGAAGCGGCGGGCGGTCCGACTTATCGGCATTTCGAGCAGCGGCAAAACTACTTCGTGTGGGTGGTTAAGGACCTCTTAAGAATTGCGATCGTACGGCGGGCGAAAGTAGATCACCGGATGAGCGTGAGGGCGGAGCTGCAGGTCCGCGGAGCGGACATCAGCGCCAGGGATAACGTGGCCTTGAGTATGGCAGCTCAGAACATTGTCAACATGCTGTCGGACCTGCGCGACCGGAACATGATCACGAATGATGAGTATCTAAGGATGGCGTACCGGTTCGCCGGCGAGATTGTGGACGTGGAGGATATGATCGCGGCGGCGAAGAAAGAGGGGTGGCCGGTCAAGTGGAGTGACATTGTAGCGGAGCAACAGCGCCAGGCGGACGATGCGCGAAGCGCGAGCGGCGCTGGTCAAGCGAACGATCAAACCAGCACCAGCAAACGACCAAACAAACAATTAGGCGGGGTTAGTAAGATCGATCCCGATACGGGTGAACCGAAGAAGGAAATCGATAATCCGGGTGGTTAATTATTTTTGACATTTTTGAATAGGTACGGCGCGGGGGCGCCGGCCGCCAGGCCGGCGCCAGCAAAGGGAAAAAGTTGCACGATTGGGCCATGGTTAAGATAAGAACCATTATAAGAACCATGAAAGGGTAAAAAGTATGTTGATGATCGATTGTTGTAGCGGGTTAGGTGGTGCATCTCAGGCCATGGTCGAGCGGGGCTGGGATGTGGTGACGGTGGATAATAACCCGGTCTTTGATCCTGATTACCTGGTGGATATACGGTCATTTCGTTGGGATGGTCCGAAGCCTGACCTTGTTTGGTGCTCCCCTCCTTGCACTGAGTTCTGTAAAGATTTATTGCCTTGGAATCATGACAAGATTATTCCGGATATGTTGATTGTCCTGGCCTGTAAGGATTTGATCGATGAGATTAAGCCGCGTTATTGGGTGATAGAAAATGTGCGCGGAGCGATTAAATGGTTTAGACCAGTTTTAGGTAATCCATATTTTAGTTGCAAACCTTACTTTCTTTGGGGTAGTTTTCCGGATATTAGCCATATTAGAAAATTACCAGGTAAACGGACTCACAACACATCAGCAAATTCAGCCAGGCGGGCAAAGATCCCTCACAAGTTATCAATGGCGTTAGCGTTGGCAATCGAGCAGACAGTAGAGTTGCCAATGATTGAAGAAGATCTGTGGTTAAGAATCGAGGATGGTGAATTATGGAAGAGATTCTAAATAAGCCGGCTGTGGATAAACCTGTAGAAAGTGTGGAAAACACTGTGTATAAAATCGAGCCGGATTCGAATGGCGAGTACCTGCATGAGCGGTTTGCCGCGAGCGGCAAAGCGAGCGGCGCCGGCCGGTTCGAGATCCTGGCCATGACAGCGGGGATTGGGAACGGTTGGGACTTCGGCGCGGACGTGCTGAGAGCATCGCTGCAGTTGTGGGATAAGGTTGAGTGTTTCGTGGATCACCAATTATCGACCAGGTCGATTCGCGACCTGGCTGGCATGCTGGCGGCGCCGGCCTGGGATGAGGGGCGTCAAGGTA